TAGGCTTGTGTTCACACCAATGCTCTTGATATGCCATCCACATACGTAGCTGTTGGATAGCTGTCATGTCATTACGTGTGACTGAACCTTCAGGTGACTGCATAGGAAAACTAAACACTGTAGTAGCGTCAGGCTTCATTACGTCAGCTTCACTGGGTACACCTTGGTCAATCATAAACTGTGTTAGTGGGTCTTTGTTGTCGCCACGTACAGTCCTGATGTAGTAGTCGTTGTGTCTAGCATGTATGCCACTTGCACTGTCACATAATTGTGACACAGTACCAGATGGTTTTACACAGGTAATAGCTGTAGATTGAGGTATCTTCCACTTCTTAGCGTACTCTTTATTTATATTTACAGCTTCCTGTTTTAATGCAGGTAGTATAGTACTCAACTTTCCTTCATATGATATGAACTCCTGTCTGCCATTGGTCAACTGATTGTCCATGATACCTGTAAGAGACACACCCAAGAGTCTTTCTTCCTCTGTGTTTGTACTCCATATCTTACGTAGGTAAGGGAACTTAGTGAGGGTAGCCTGTGCTGTACCCAAGATAGTAGCTATACGTACCTTACGTTTAAGATCAGCTAGTGTATCTGTAGATCGTATGATTACCTCAGTAAGATTACAAAATTGGTATGGACGTAATATTATTTCCGAACAGGGGTTACAACCAAACTCATGCTCCGTATCTCTCCTGCCATTCTTAGCAGCCTGTTTCTTAGCAGCTACCCTGTTGAAAATGCCACGCTCACCTGACTTAGACTCAATTAAAGATGTCCACTCACGCATGAATGTAAGTGCATCTGGCTTGTCTGTATAACTAACAGAGTTGTTAGACAGTGCCATGTGAGGTGCAGTATCGTACCAATTACCCGACTTAGCCTGTCTCATGCGTATGTCTGACAGGTTGCTCAGGCTAATCATAGCTGACCTACGCACACCACCTACGACTACAACCTCACCTATCTTACACATCAGGCTGTGACAGTCGTAGCTTGTAAGTTTCTTACCTGCATTGTTGTTGAACAGGTTGATAGTAAACTTAAACAGGTCTACGAGAGGTGCAGGTCCACTAGCTCTACCACCAAATGTTTTAAGCCTAGCTCCTGCAGGACGCACTTTGCTGACATCATACGTGGGTATCTCTCCTGCGTACAGTAACGCTATCAGCATACGTAGTGACTTAGCCCACCCTTCCTTACTGTCCTTAACGACTATTGTAGTGTCGCTTTTGAACATCTTCTCTGGTATCTCAGGTAACTTGTCAATATACTGACGCTCAACTGAGAAGCCTACACCTGTACCACACAGTAGGATGTACATAGCTTCATCAAAAGACTTAGGGTCATCTACAGGTAGATAGCTACAGTTGTACCCTGCTGTGTTGTCTCGCTCTAGTGCTGTACCTGCACTCATCATGGCTCTCATACTGGGCATAACATCTAGCCCTAAGATAGCCTGCTCAATGTCGGACTTGTCTTCCTTAGAGAACTTAACCTTGTCGTGCATGTAGTCTACATAACGTGATACAGTTTCACTCCACGTTTCTCTACGTCCTTCATCGTCTAGCCATCGTGCATAACGTGACGTAGCTATAAAGTTTTGGTAGTCTGTTGGTAACATATTGTTCATGTGTATTACTCCGTAATTGTTTTAATTGAATGTATTTTAATGCCATCTATATCATAGATGTGTTGCTCTAAACTTTGTTCTATTTCTTCATTGACCATTCCATCAGCAGGAACTGGGTACTCTTCATCGTCAATGTCAAGAACTAAAAATACCTTAACTCTCATTGTCTTGCTTCTCTTCTATCAATAACTCAAGATACCAGTTGGCTTTCTTCAAGTCCTCTATACCATTCTTATATCTGTATCTCCACAGGTACTTCATTACATTGCCCTGCAAGTAATACTCAAAGCCCTCACCTGTTGCTGCTCTTAGTGCATCTATACACTCCACACCGTACTTGTTGTAGTGTGGTGGGTGATTAACCATATCTTCATTTACTGTTTTTCCATTTATTGTTAATGTGTCTATACTTATATCGTCATCAAATATTTTCATACTATGCACTCCCATCTGTGTTACTATTAAAGTTTAACTTTATCACATTTCCTTCTTTTGTCAATACTCTTTTGTTTATTTCCTCATTATCTTTTATAAACTGTCTGTGTACTAAATCCCTAAAGTTTTCATCTTTTTCCATCATAGGAACTGTAGTACAAATCATGTTACAGAACTGTAGTAGGCTGTGATAATCGTCATCATGTAAAAAGTCTTGGTCTGCCATTGTTATACCTACTCTTACTTCTCCTGTCCATCTTAGGTTTTCATCTAAAGAAGGTGATACTGTTATTATAAAGTCCTCGTCATCAAAATCTAATACTATTTTTTCATCCATCATTTATATCTCCTTTTAATTTTTTGCCAATTAAATTTTATAAACGTGGGGTGTTTATCTTTTCCTTTTTCTTTCAACCACTCTTCAGGTATTATTCTGTCATAGTAATCAAAGTCATACTTGTTACACCACTGATAGTATCTACTTTTAGCTCCTTTACTTAACTTACGTTTACTATTTTCAAACACAAATCGTATATCTAACTTAGGGTGTTGCTTCTTTATGGCAATATGTTTTCTTCTGTCTGCTGATGTAAACATACCCTTTGTCTCTATTATAATTCCATTATGCAGCACAAAGTCTGGTGTGTAGGTTCTGTACGTCAAGTCTTCCCACTCTATCTTTACTTCCTCATATCTATAGGAAGCACGTAAAGATTCTAAATACTGGGCAGTCTTTAACTCAAGTCCACTACGGTAGCCATACTTTCGTGCTGCTATAAATTGTTTAGCGTCCACTATGCAAACTCTTCCGACATAGTTATGTAGGACACCATCTTGGGTACTTTAGCCTGTGACTTTACAGCAGGTCGTTCTGTTAAATCCCAACAGCTTTCTCTGTACGAACAGAATCTACACCCACTGTTTAGAACAGTATTACCTGTAGGCTTACCCCTAAAGTACTCAGCTACAGGTTCAAAACATCTTTTAAATGTGTTACTATTTACTGTGTCTACTGTAGCTTTGATTTTAGCTAGTTCTTCCTGTTCATCTATAGAGGAAGCAGGTACGTACTTAAAATCACCTGTTGCCTTGTTGACTACCCACCAACCACCAAGTTTTTTCTTGGCAGCCTTGGCATAACCAACTAACTGTGCTACATAACCAAATGAATCTCCACTGGCTAAGTCTTCGCTACTAGAAAATTTATTACGGTATGACCAATCGGATGCCGACTTAACATCATCAACAGCCCCATCAATAACAAGATCATATGTTCCATTAATATGATCCTCTCCCAAGTCCAGAGATACCTGTTCAGAATCCTCATACTTTACACCTGCTTCCTTTAGGACACCTTTAAATACAGCTTCCACTATATCTCCTAGCATCATGTTCATTACAAAGGTTGTGGGTTTTGGGAGTGCCTTCTCTGGCTGATGTTTGTCAAACCAGAGTTGGCAAGTTGGTCTACCTATGTTGGACATACGCAACCTAAACTTATCCCTTTTATTCCCACTACCAAACTGACGTTTCATTGCGTCCATTACGTCCTGTCCTATCTGCTTAACGGTGTCCTCAGAGATAGAGGACTTTCCGTTTGCAGCATCGGACATGTACTGATGGATTGCTAATTCACCTTTATGATTCACTGTGGTATCTCGTCTGTGTCAATGTCAATAAAGTCCTCAACCATTTCCTTATCAACAGTCTCATGCTTACCAATGTTCTCTGACCACGTGCTAAGAATGTAAGTATTATAATTCTCAACCCAAGACATAAGATTACCAAACATCTCCTGATCTTCTGGTAGTATGTCAAGTGTCTTAGTCATGTCCAGTGTGGGTGCAGGTGTATAAAATATATTACCATTATTCATTTTATTAGACTGCGTACCCAGTGTAATCGAGTGTTGTACAGGCAATCGTTTAGACTTTGCTAAATCACTAAAACATTTACCTATAGATTTAAAGGCATCCCTATTGTCAATCTCCCATATAAAGGGAACGTCCTCTGCAACATTATTTACAGAGTTTCCTTGTTCATCTGTAGGATTAGCCAGAGTAATATTACCAAACACAACACGTACACGTTTGACTGCCTTTATCAAGTCCTTTGTTTTCTGAGGTAGCGAGTTAAAGTCGTCAATCCAACCTGACGGTTTACCACAATTAAACGTACCGTCGTTGTCCTTCAGATCAATGTTAAGGTTGTCGGACATAATTGTTTTGACATACCTGTTCTTAGCTCCACCTGTACCCATGACGTACTTCTTGTACATAAACCGTTGCATAAAGGGTCGTATGACAGCACCTGTTCCATAGTAGGACGCACCATTTGGTATGTCCAGTTTGTATGTACCACCTTCAACTACTTCCACATTTACTTCCTTACCTTTTACTTCCGTCTTACCCATCAGTGGTGAGTGCTGTATCTTTACCCTCGCAAGATTACTTTGTTTACTTGCAGTGGCAGGTCTTTCATTTGCAATGCCCATAGCTTTAGCCATTGTGTCGTAGTCGTTAGTATTAATAGTCTGTAGGTCATTTATCATA